GCCGAACAGGCGACCGACTACATCAACGCTGTGGTCCTTCCCGAGGGTGGCGGGACCAAGGTTCTCATTGATGCCGTCTATGACGCTCTGAAGCTTCGTAATGGCGTTCTGAGGTGGTGGGCGGACGAGCGTACCGAGATCGACGTTTCGACGCATACGGGCCTGACAGAGATGGCCTTTGCGCAGCTTGTGTCAGAGCCCGACATCGAAGTTCTGGAGCACAGCGCCGAGCCCACGGCTTTCGAGGTGTTTCATTCGGTCAAGATCAAGCGGACGGTGACGAAGCGCGAAATCCGCTTTGCCGCTGTTCCGCCTGAGCAGTTCCTGATCCATCCCGACGCGACATCGATGGAAGATTCCATCATCGTCGGCCTCAAGACCCGCATCAGGCGTTCTGACCTGATTTCGATGGGGTATGACCCGGAGAAGATCAAGAACCTTCCTGATGCCGAGGACAACATCGGGCAGGACAACGAGGATTTTGAGCGCGAGGACTACAGCCGGATCGGGCGCAACGACGCCTCGATTGATTGGGCCACTCGTGAGGTCGATTATTGGGACCTGTATGTGCGTTGCGACCTTGACGGGGACGGCCTGTCGGAACTTCGCCGCATGGTCTATGCCGGCACGATCACGGATGAGAACATCCTTGAGAACGATTACGCCGATCACGTCCAGTTCTGCGACCTGAAGTGCGAGTATCAGCCGCACCAATGGGAAGGCGTGTCGATTGCCGATGACCTGATCGAAATTCAGCGGGTCAAGACGGTCATTCTCCGTTCGACGCTCGACAACATCTATTGGCAGAACAATCAACAGCCCGTCGTCAAGATGAGCGCGCTTGAAAACCCGGAAGCGGTCTTCGAGCCGACCTTTGGTAAGCCGATCCTGATCAAGGACAACGTGGCATCCATTCGGGACGCGTTCCAGTTCGCGCCTGTTCCGGTGATTGCGCCTCAGGCGTTCCAGATGCTGGAGTATTTCAACCAGGAAGCACAGGACCGCACTGGCGTCTCCGATGCTTCTGCCGGCCTTGCCCCGGATGCCCTTCAGAACATGACGGCGAAAGCCTCTGCGATGATTGAACAGCAGGGGATTGGCCAGACGGAACTGATTGTCAGGAACCTTGCCGAGGGGCTGAAAAGCTTCTTTCGCGGCATTCTCCGGCTGGTGGTCAAGCATCAGGACAAGCCGCGCACCGTCAGGCTTCGTGACGAGTGGGTGGAGTTCGATCCGAGGTCGTGGAACGTCGGCATGGACGTGTCGGTCAACGTTGGTCTGGGCGCAGGAACCCGCGAACGCGATCTGATGATGATGATGTCGATCCTCAACCTTCAGGAGCGCATTGCCGGCGTCATGGGGACCGATAATCCCTTCGTGAAGCCGGAACAGCTATCGAACACGCTTCAGCGCCTTGTGCAGGCTACGGGCCTCAAAAGTCCGGCCATGTATTTCGCGGAGCCCGACCCGCAGGAAGTCGCCCAGATGATGGAGGCGGCCCGCAACAAGCCAAATCCCGAGGTGATGAAGGAACAGGCCCGCGCTCAGGCCCAGATGCAGGTCGAGCAGATGAAGGCGCAGGCCCAGATGGCGATGGAGCGTGAGAAGGTCCAGCTAGACGGCCAGCTTCGCCAGCTTGAGATGGAAGTGCAGCGCGACAAGGAAGCCGCACAGGCTGAAGCTGACCTTCTGATCAAGCAGAAGGAGATGGAGCGCGACGCAGCCAATGCCGAGCGTGAAGCCATCCTTCAGCAGCAGAAGGCCGAACTGGACGCCATGCTGTCGCGTGAGCAGATCGCCTCGAATGAGCGCATTGCACAGGCCAACAACGAGACGAAAATCCTGATCGCTGAGATGCAGCTTCGCATGAGGGCTGCGGAAGTCGAGATCCAGGCCGTGCAGGCTGACGAAGACCGGGAAGCCGCTAAACAGGCCGCCAAAGCCCCTGCGGAGCCCGCTGAATGACACCGCAGGATCGCAAGGCCCTTGCAGAGCAAATCCTGACCAACCCGCTCACGGACCTTGTTCTGTCCGAAATTGAACGAGACGCAGTTGAACGGGGCGTCTTCGCTCCTGCAACCGATCACGAAGCCCGCGCTGCCGCCATGGCAGAGGTCCGGGCCATCCGAGCTTTCCGGCACCACCTCACGGCATCGCTGCGAGACACGGCTGCCCGGAAGGGCGCACCGGCATAAGCCGGGCGCTATCTAAGACCCAAGAGGCACAATGAGCGAAACCGACACCCCGGCCTCGGCTGGGACCGAGAGCGCGCCCCTCATCGAGAACGACACTCCGCAAGGCGCTTCTGATTTCGACCCGTTTGATACGGACACCGAAGATGAAGAGGTCATTGGCGGAACCGAGGATGAGCCAGAAGAGGCTGAGCAGGCAGAAGAGCCCGCAGAAGCCTCAAGCGAGGAACAGGCTGAAGATACCGAAGCCAAAGAGGCCGAGGCCACGAAAGAAGACGATGTTGTTGTCGCGCTTCCTGATGGGTCCAAGGTCGAACTGGCTGAGTTGAAGAAGGGCTACCTTCGCCAGGCTGATTACTCGCGCAAGACGGCTGAGTTAACCAACACTCGCAAGGCCGTCTCTGAGCAGGCAGAGCGAATTTCCCGCATCACGGAAACGCTTGTCGATTCTCTCGCACAGCGATTGCCCCCGAAGCCCGATTTGGCTTTGGCGGCACAGGACATCAACGCCTACACCCTGCAACTGGCCTATCATAACGAAGGTCTAGCCGAGGTAGAGCGGATTATCCGCCTCGCTGACGAGCCCAAAACCGTCAGGGAAAGCATGACTTCGGAAGAGCGGGCAACGTTCCTACAGGAACAGCGCCGGATGCTGTCCGAGGCCCTGCCGATCACCAATGACGCCAAGGGCTGGGAGAAATTCCAGACAGACGTGAGGTCAGTTGGCCGCAAGGTCGGCCTGACCGATGCTGAGATGGAGAAGATAGACGATCACCGGATGCTGGTGCTCGGCTATTGGGCCGCAAAGGGCATGGAAGCCGAACAGGCATCCAGGGTTGCCAAGCAAAAGGTGGTGTCAAAGCCCCCTGTTGCGACGCAGCCGCGCCGTCAGGCAGCCCCCCCGAAGTCTCAGGATTACGTGAAGCACATTCGCCGCGCCTCCGAAACCGGCTCTGTCGACGATGTCCTGGCCGCATACATGGCCCGGAAGCGTGGATAGGGCCTTTTCCCCTTATCTTCGGAGACTAAACAATGGCTGTCGTTAGCGGCACTTTCCGCACCGGCTCGGCCCTCGCCAATCGCGAGGAGCTTTCCGGTGAGGTGAACCTGATTGATCCTCAGGACACCCCCATCTATTCCATGATCAAGGGTCCGCGTTGCGTGTCCACTCATCCCGAGTGGTCAATCGAGACGATGGACGCCCCTGCCGACAACATTCAGGAGGAAGGTGCGGAGTATCAGTTTGATACCACCGATCCTGTCTCCCGCGTCGGCAACTACACGCAGATTTTCCAGAAAACCGGCATCGTTTCGGGCACGCAGGACGTGGTTGATAACGCCGGCAAGCTGGAGCAGTCCGCGCGCAAAAAGCTGATCAAGGGCGTGGAGATGCGTAAGGACGTGGAATTTTCCATCGTCAACAACGCTGCCTCCGTCGCTGGCAACATCCGCCGCTCTGGCGGCCTGCCGTCCTGGATCACGTCGAACGTCTCCCGCAACTCGGGCTCGAACGGCGGCTTTAGCTCCGGCACCGGCCTTACCGTCGCTGCCACCAACGGCACCCAGCGCGCCTTTACCAAGGCGCTCACGGATACCGTCATGCAGTCCGGCTACACCAACGGCGCGAACTTCAAGTATCTCGTGGTTTCGCCCTACGTGAAGTCGGTTTTCGTCACGTTCATGTCGGACACCAACGTTGCCGCCTACCGTTATTCGGCGGACAGCGGCAAGGGCAACTCGATCATCGCCAACGCGGACTTCTACGAAGGTCCGTTCGGCAAAGTCGCTGTTGTTCCTAACCGTGTCATGGCGTCGTCTGCCAGCCTTGCCCGCAATGCCTTCTTCATTGACCCGGCCTATCTCAAGTGGGCCTGGCTGAAGGGTCGCGGGATCATGGAGGACAGCGACGTTGCCAAGACCGGCGACGCCAACAAGTTCGTCCTGATTGGCGAGGGCACGCTTTGCCCGAAGAACGAGAAGGGCCTGGGCGTCGTTGCTGACCTCTACGGCCTGACTGCCAGCACCTGAGGAGAGACGCGATGAACTATCTTCCCTTTAACCACACCGCGTCTGCCACGCTGAATCGTAACACCCACTCCGAGGTGGTGAACACGATCAACGCGGCTGCTGGCCTCACCCTGACCCTGCCGGCTGCTTCCGGCTCGGGCGACACGTATCTGTTTTATGTCGGCACCACGGTCACGTCCAACGACGTGATCATCCGTGTTGCCAACGCGAGCGATACGATGTCGGGCCTTGCAATGCTGGCGCAGGACGCAGCTGACACCGCTGTTGTTTTCGAGACTGCGGCGTCTTCGGATACGATCACGCTCAACGGCTCGACCAAGGGCGGCATTGTCGGTGACAGCATCACCCTGACCGACGTGGCGGCCAACAAGTGGTCCGTCATGGTGTCCGGCTCGGCTACCGGTACTGAGGCGACGCCGTTCTCGGCTGCCGTTTCGTAACGGGGCTGACCACAACATCAGAGGGGGCGGGCTTCGGCTCGCCCCTTTCCTTTTGGGGATACCGAATGACCGAAGAACCCAAACGCCGGGGGCGTCCCCCGCGCGTGGCAACCGCTATTGCCGATTACACGATCCGCGTCCGCGTTATCCGCGACTTCTGGGTCGGTGAAGACCGCACCACCGCCGGCACTGTCCTCGACATGGACGTGATGGACGCGTTGCCCGGCATTGAGGCGGGTTCCCTCTCTTGGGTTCGCGATGCTGATTAAGGACGGCGACTGGACGCTCGTCACCTGGGACCCGAAGACCGGGAAACAGACGTGGCGACGCCATGAACCGGACGGGTCTGTGACGTTCCGCACTGACATGCCCGTAGATGACACGATTGAAGAGAACCAGATCGCCCGAAACGCTGCCTCTAACAACTGGCAGGGCGACTGGCATCGGGTTGCCTCCGTGCCGATGAACCTGTTCTTCTCGCAGCTTCAGGAAGCCCATACCGAGGGCGACGAGCGGTATATCTCCCGCTGGCTGAATGACAGCGACAACCGTGCTTTCCGAACCAAATCGGGGACTGTATGAGCGCAATCGCTGACTTCTCCGAACTTGTCCTTGCCGTTGGCGAGCACATCAACAGGACCGACCTCGTTGATGTCATGCCGCGCTTTGTCCGCATGGCGGAACTGAAGCTTGATCGGGAATTGCGCCTTCGCGATCAGGAGGCAAGCGACGACCTGACCACGGATGCGGACGGAGAAGTTGCCCTTCCGACCGACTTCCTTGAGGTGCGGTCGATCTACGTGACCGGAAGCCCGCCGATCATCATCCCGGCTCTTAGCGAAGACAATTCCATCATGGAATTTACCGCTGGCACGGCGCGCGGCTTCATCATCAATGGCGACACGCTCCGCATCCGCCCGGCTGCCGTGGCGACGGTACGCCTCAACTACTTCTCGTCCATCCCGGCGCTGGAAACCTCGACCAACCAGGTCAACTGGCTGCTGACGAAATACCCTGACATCTACCTTTACACGACGATCTTTGAAGCAGCGGTTTACACCGGCGACACGGATCGGGCTGGCGCTGCTGATGGGCTTGCAAAAGCCGCGATTGCCTCCGCCATGCGCTATTCCAAGATGTCGAAGCTTTCCCGCGCTCGGGTAAGGGTCGGAGGGCTCTGCCCATGAGCCTCCTTTCGATGTGCGCCGAAACGGCAATCCTCCTTAACCAACCCAGCGTCACGTCCGTTTACAGCAACCCCAACCGCTTTGAGCAGGAACTTCTGTTGCTCTGCGAAGAGACGGGCGAAGAGCTTGTGCGCCGCCATGATTGGGGCGAACTGGTCAGCACGCAGACCTACGCCACCACGCCGGGCACGCTCCCGGTTGACTATGAACGCCCGACCATGGGCTCCCCCGTCCGCCTTGGAACCACGCCCATCCGTGGCGCTCTTTCGGATGCCGAGATGAACCTGAAGCGCGGGGCTCCGTCTGGATCGCCCCCCCGGTATCTCATCCGGAAGCCAACCCTTGAAGTGGCCCCAGCGCCAGCGACCACTGTGACCTTGGAATATGTCTCCAATTATTGGGTCCGCTCGGCCACGGGGTCACTTCAGGCTGAGTTTCTGGAAGACACGGATTATTCCGTCATCCCCGAAGACATCATCGTTCTCGGCATGAAATGGCGCTGGCGTCGCCTCAAAGGCCGTCCGTTCGACGATGAACTGGCGGAATACGAAGCTGCTGTTGAATACCGGATGCAGGCAGACCGTTCCATGCGCGTCTCCCAGGTGGCCAAGTGAAATTCCCCGCCCGCATTTCCAAGCGGAAGACCAACGCGCAGGAGCCCCGGACCAAGACCGTGCAGATACAGCCCCCCGTCAAGGGCTGGAATACGGAGCAGTCTCTGGCCGAAATGGAGCCGGGTTATGCTCCCGTTCTCGACAACTGGTTTCCCGATCCTGATGGGGTCAGGCCGCGCTATGGATCGCTTGTCCACTCGACCGGGCTTGGCGATGATGTCGAAAGCCTCATGTCCTTTGTTTCCGGCACGACGCGGAAGCTATTCGGGGCCAGCGGGGCGAACATCTATGACGCATCGTCTTCCGGTGCAGTCGGTGCGGCAGTCTGGTCAACGGCGACCTCGGACAGGTGGCAGTCGGTTAACTTCGCGACCTCTGGCGGGCAGTTCCTGATTGCCTGCAACGGGTCGGATCACCCGATCAACTACAACGGGACGGCTTTTGCCGCGACGCCCGCCATCACAGGCGTGACGGGTGGTGCGGGGACGCTCGTCAACGTGTTCTCGTCGCAGTCCCGACTGTTCTTCTGCCAGCTTAATTCCGCGTCCGTCTGGTATCTCTCGGCATCCTCGATTGGCGGCGCTGCGACGGAACTTCCCCTTGGCGCGCTCCTGACCAAGGGCGGTGCGATCATCGCTGGCCTCACGTGGTCAACCGACAGCGGCGCTGGCATGGATGACCGCACGGCCTTCGTCTCGTCTGAAGGCGAGGTTCTTCTATTCGAGGGCACCGACCCGTCTTCGACCACCACATGGTCCCTGAAGGGGCGCTATACGATTGGCCGTCCTCTTGGGTATCGGTGTCTGGCCAAGTTCGGCGGCGATATTGCTGTCCTCACGCAGGACGGTCTGATTTCCATCGGCGCTTCGATGAACCTTGACCGGACGGCCTCACAGCAGGCTGCCCTGACGAGGAACATCCGCAAGGCATATGCCGACGCTGTGAGGGATAACCAGGACACTTTCGGCTGGCAGACGGTGGGATTCGCGGCGGGCAACATGCTCATCGTCAATGTTCCGAACCAGTCCACCGGACTTAATCAACAATACGTCATGAACACACTCAACGGCGCATGGTGCCGTTATCAGGGCATGAACGCCCTGTGTTGGGTGGAACATGACAACGGTCTTTATTTCGGCGCGGCCTCCGGAGAAATCAGGCAAGCCGAAACCGGCTCCCTTGATAATGATCAGTCCGTTTCCCTGTTCGGTATCGGGGCATTCAGTGGCCTTGGCGAACCGGCATCCATCAAGACAGCGGTGACAACCCGCGTTTTGTGGAAAGGGTCGGATTCAACGCCAATCTACCTGTCGATAGCCACCGATTACAACCTTGAACCGATCTTTGAGGAATACGAACAGACGATCAGGTCCGGGAATTATTTCACCTGGGACCTGTCAGCCTGGGATACCGCGTTCTGGCCTCCTGAGACGGAGCTTGGAAGTTCTGCAAACTCCCTGATCTGGAACGTCGGCAACTGGGATGAGAAGTTTTGGGCTGGTGGCTCGTCCATCGTGAACCGGATGTATTCCGTCTATGGCTCCGGGCACGCTCTGGCCGTTGCCTTCCGCTATGACATGGCCGGCTCGACCGCCCGCGATCCTGTTACGAAAATCTACCGCTTTGACCTCACTTACGAGGCGGGCGAATCCGTCTGATGTGGACGATTGAGACTGGCCCCCGCATCACCGAATGGTGCGGCGACCGGCTCGGAACGGTGATGGCAGGGCCTCACCAGTCCTTCGGCATTGTCCGGGATGGCGAGGTCATCGGCGGCTGTGTGTTCCAGAATTGGAACCAGCATGACATTGACGTTGCCGTGGTTGGCATCGGCGCAAGCTGGCCTCGGGCTTTTCTGAGGCGGCTGGGCCATTACGCATTCGAGGAACTGAAGTGCTGCCGGGTGACTGCGATAACGCGGTCTGACAACCAGCGCGCCGTCAGGGTCCTCAACAAGTTCGCAACCTACGAAGGCACGAAACGCAAGGGCTTCGGCTCCTGCGATGCGCTGATCTTTGGCATTTTGAAGGAGGAGTGGCCCTATGGGTGCTAGTTCCCCGCCCCCGGCTCCCGATCCGAAGGTGACGGCAGAGGCTCAGACGAAATCCAATCGCGAAACGGCGATCACGAATTTCGGGCTTCAGGCTGTCAACCAGACGGACGCTTCCGGGAATAAGCTGACCTATAACCAGATTGGCACATGGGCAGACGGCACCCCCCGGTATGAGTCAACGCAGCAGTATTCCGCTGCGAACCAGGGGCTTTTCGACACCAACCAGCGCACCCAGCAGACGCTCGCCAACATCGGCAATGAGCAGTCGTCGCGCATTCGGGGCCTTCTCGGGTCCAATATGCAGCTTGGCGACAATGAGCGGGCGGGCAAGCTGGCGGACATGCGCCGTTCCCGCATCGACCCCCAGTGGCAGCAGCAGGAGGAAGCCCTTCGCACCCGTCTGGCAAATCAGGGCGTTGCGGCGGGTTCTTCGGCCTTTGATGCGGAGATGCGCCGTTTCGGGCAGAACCGTTCGGACGCCTATAACCAGCTTGAACTGGACGCACGCGGTACGATCAATCAGGAAATCGCTGCCGAGCGCAATGCGCCGATCAACGAGATTTCCGCGCTGATGTCGGGTTCGCAGGTGACGCCATTCCAGCCTGCGAATGCGCCCCGCGTGTCGCAGGCCAACACCGACGTGGCCGGCATTACACAGGCCGCTCATAACGCCAACATGCAGGCATGGCAGGCGGAAAACCAGTCAAATATGGGCCTTCTCGGCGGCCTTTTCGGACTGGCTACGCCGGGCGTCCAGCTTCTGAAGATGTCGGACGAACGGGTGAAAGAGAACATCGAAAAGGTCGGCAACACCAACAACGGGCTCGGCATCTACCAATACAACTTCAAGGGCGACCCGACGCCGGAAGTCGGCCTTCTGGCTCAGGAAGTCCAGAGGAAGAAGCCGAGCGCGGTCGTCAAGCGGCCCGATGGCCTGCTGATGGTTGACTACGCCAAGGCTACGAAGAAGGGGAAGCGTTGATGGCTCAGGGCTTCTTCTATACCGGCGAAGAGGGCAACCTTGCCACGCGCCGGAAGCTGTATGAGATGATGCAGCGACAGGGCACCTCGACGGAGCCGATTAGGCACTGGACGCAGGGCCTTGCCCGCGCCCTGACTGGCGTTACGGGCGTCTTGGGGATGGACAAGGCCGACGCCGAGCAGAAGCGCGTCGATCAGGAAGCCATGGCCGGCATCCTCGGCACGGCCCGTCCCGATACCGTGTCGGGTTCTACCGGGATGGAAGCGACGGCTCCGGCTGGTGCATCTCCTGCTTCCGCTTCAGTTTCGCCTTCTCCCGCTGCGTCTCCCGCTGCCCCCGCGTCGTTCTCCGGCGGGTCGCAGGAGTTTATTTCCCAGATGATGCCGCACGCCCAGCGGGTGGCACAGCAGACGGGCGTTGATCCGCGCATTGTCATCGCACAGGCCGCCCTCGAAAGCGGCTGGGGGCGTCGTGCGCCGGGCAACAATTTCTTCGGCATCAAGAGCCACGGTGCGCCCGGTGGAAACACCTTCGCCACGACGGAGGTTGTCAACGGCCAGCCCATCCGCACCCGAGACAGCTTCCGCGCTTACGGTTCGATGGGTGAAAGCGCCGATGGATACGCACAGTTCCTTCAGCGGAACCCGCGTTATCGCCCGATGCTTCAGGCGCAGGGCCTCGATGCACAAATCCAGGCTCTTGGCGCGTCCGGTTACGCCACCGATCCGAACTACGCCGCGAAAATCAGGCAGATCGCGTCCGGCCTTCAGTTGCCGACCGCTCCCCCCGCTGCGCCGCGTCCTGACAGCCTTGACGGTGGCGATGGGTCTGACCCGGCTCCCATGATTGACGGGCGCAACCTGCCTGACAGTGGCGCTCTGGCGGCTCCCGATCTTGCCGGTTCATTCGATCAGATGCGCCGCGCTGCCCCCGGCCCGATGGACCCGCGCGCGCGTTCATTCGATCAGATCACCCGCGCGGGCGCTGGAATGCAGCCCTCGCAGGCCATGTCACCGGCTCCGTCAATGGACAGCATGATGGCGGGTCAGCAGATCACTCAGCCTGCCGCCCCTTCAGTTGATAGCATGATGATGGGGCAGCAGGTGGCGAGGCCGATGCAGGCCCCGATGCCGCAGCCGCGTCCAAACCTTGAGCCCCCGGCAGGCGCACAGCAGGCAGCCGCACGCCAGCAGATTGCCGGCATGATGGGCCTTAACGAGCGCGACCGCCTGATGATGCTTCGCGATGAGCAGTCCCTTGCCCCCGGTGAGGCTGACACGCTTCGCGCTGGCCTTGGTGGTCAGGCTCCGACACAGCAGGCACCGCAGGCAGCGGCCCCTTCAGCCAATCCTATCGCCAGATTGCGAGAGATGGTCATGGGCGGCGGTTCCGCGTCTCCTGCGGCACAGGCACCGGCAACGGCACAAGGCCAGCCCACGGCATCCGCTGCGGCTCCTGCTGCGGCCCCGGCTCCCGGCGATCAGCGAGCCCGTCTGATGCAGGCCATCATGAATCCGAACGTCTCCCCCACGGTTCGGCAGGCTGCTCTGATGGCATATCAGAACTCGGACCCGGCGAAGCTTGAAGCGTCGCGTCTTGCGAATGAAGCCGCGCGTCTCGGCATCCAGTCCAGCCAGCGCCAGCTTGCCGCCCCTGTTCCGAACAGCCCTGAGGCACTTGCAGCGCAGACGCGAGCCCGCGAGGCAGAGGCTGACAGGATGGGGCTCACGGGTCAGGCCCGTCAGCGTTACGCCCTGACCGGGGCTCTTCCCGATCAGCAGAGCGAGACAATCCCGGCGCAGATCAGGACCCGCGAGGCAGAGGCGCAGCGCCTTGGCCTTCGCCCCGGTACGCCTGAGTATCAGAACTACGCCTTGACCGGTCGTTTCCGCGATAGCCCAGAACTTTCCTCGGCTGACCGCAGGGCGATCATGGAAGCCGAAGATCAGGTGCCGATTATCCAGAACACGCTTGGACAGCTTCAGCGAGCCCGCGAACTCAACAGCCAGGCATTCTCTGGCCGCCTTGCCGGCGCAGCGACCATGATCGGAACGTCCGGTATCCCCGGCGCAGGCCTGCTTGTTGACCCCGAGAAGGCTAAGGCGTCTCGCGAGTTTAACCAGATCATGAGCAGCCAAGCTATCGAGGCGATGTCTGCGACGCTGAAGGGCGCAACGACTGACCGCGAAATGGCGCAGTTCAAGGAAATTCTGGGCGATCCGTCCACGCCTCCGGAAATTCGACAGCGCACGATCGACCGCATGATCACGCTTGCTGAGCGGCAGATGCAGCTTCAGCAGACGCGCGTCCAGCAGCTTCGCGGCAGGGACTATTTCCGCCCCGGTGGCGGTCAGCCCGGCACGCCCCCGGCTGCTGCCGGATCGGGACCGCGTCGCATCAATACGCCCGAAGAGTTTTCCGCCCTGCGTAGTGGGGATGAGTTTGTTGCCCCTGACGGCTCCGTGCGGAGGAAGCCCTAATGGCTAACTGGTGGGAATCCGCCCCGCTTGCACAGGCCGAAAAGCCAACCGCCGGTGGGAACTGGTGGGACGCCGCGCCTGTCGTTACCGCCGCTGAGAAGGGGCCGCAGGATGACCAGTATCGCCGCGCCGCTCGGGAAGACCTTCAGCGCAGCGGGACGGGCTCTGGCAGGCTTCAGCGGCAGATCATGCAGGGCCTTACCTTCGGCGCTGCCGATGAGATTATCGCAGGGGCGATGACGCCTTTCGAGATGGTCCGTCGCGGCACGTTTAACCCGGTTGAGGGGTACAACTATGCCAAGGCTCGCGAAGACCTCGCTCTTGAGCAGGACCGTTCACGCGATGGGCTCTTGGGCTCGGTTGCCGAAGTCGGCGCTGGCGTCGCAACGGGCGTCGGTGCTGCGAGGGCTGGCCTGACCGCTGGACGCTACCTTGCACCCAATGCGGGGCTTGGTGCCCGCTCTCTTGCCGGTCTTGCTGATGGCGCTGCTTATGGCGCTGCAACGGGAGCGTTGACCGGATCAGGCGAGGGCCGCGTGACTGGCGCGCTTCAGGGCGGCGTTATCGGTGGCGTAGCTGGTGGTGTTCTTCCCGGCGTCGTGGCTGGCGTCTCGCGAGTTGCCTCCCCGATCACGTCAAACATTGCAGCCCGGCGCAATCCAGAGGGTTTCGCACAGGATCAGGTCGCCCGCGCCATCTCCGAAAGC